CTATTGCATGGGTCAATGCATATTCGTATGATTCGTCATGCAAAACCTCATAGGATTCCAGTCATGACAGTTCAAGAGATGTTGAATCGCCTTTTCCAGCTCGGGCTGTCGCAGACAGAAGTAGCTGAACACTGCGGCACCACGCAGGCCACGATCTCCCGCGCAACCAGCGGCACGATGGTTGGCTACAGCACAGGCAAAGCCATCGAGCTTCTGCTGGCTGAGCGCGAAGACGCCGCCAAGAACACTGCAACTCAAGCCGCCTAAATCACCTTGCCTGCTCAAAGGAGCCAAACGATGCACTTCGACCCAAGCCATATGCACGACAAACCCACCAAGGTCCGCCTGGACGAGGTGGCCGACGATCTGCTCACAGCAATGGCGCGATTCCAGCGCACACAGAAAGCCGTCCTCGCCCGAGAAATCCTTGAGCGTGGCCTGAACCAAATGATGGAAGAGCTTAACGCGAAAACTGACGTGGCCTGAAGTGGCCCAGGAGGCCCTGTGCCTGAAAGAAAACCGCTGGAAATCCAGCTCGACTGGCAGGGAGTCGCAGATCTGGAGCTGTTGGCCAGGCGCAACGGAGTAACCCCCGAAGAGCTGGCAGCAACAATTATGAACCGGGCCCTGGATCGAATGACCCGGCCACCAAAGAGCCGCAGCAACGTCGCTTCCATAGGGCGAAAGGGCTGATAAGTCCCTGAGGGACTATTGAGGGTCTGCCAATGAAACAACGAAACGGTAAATCGGACGCACAAAAAAGCCGGGGTGCGATCCCGGCTTCTTGTGCAGCACTTACAACAAAGTTCTGGAGCGAATAATGCCCAATCTCAATGAACGCGTCAACACCCCAGGGTTTTCGACCCATGGGATGAGCTTTCACCAGTCTGCAGCTATGCATGCCGCGCAGATGGTTCGCTACCAGTACACCAAAGAATCAAAGAACAGGTTCCGCCGTGAGTGCCTTGAGCATTTGAAGGCATCCCTGCTGCACGTAGGGGGTTCGGCATGAGCAACGTCATTCAACTTAAATCGGCCGGGGGCTTCACCCGGATGGAAAACACACTGTATGAGGCCCTAATCAGGGCCGAGCTGTCAGGACGTGAGCTTCGCGTGGCACTTGCCGTGCATCGCCTCACTGCTGGCTACAACAAGGACTCCGTGAAGGTAGCAGCTCTGTATATCGCCAAGATGATGTACGGCGAAGAAGGGGCTGATAGCGAGCGCGCAAACGTGTCCAGGGCGATCAATTCCTTGATCCGTCAGCGGGTACTTTTCCGTGATGGTGGCAGCCGTGATCCGATCACTTTTCTGCCGTCAAATGAGTGGAAAGTAGACCCAAAAACTACTGTGTTGAAATCTACACACTGTGTGAAAAACATACATGCCACTGTGTTGGAAATTACACACATAAAAGAAAGAAATACAAATACTACTCCTAACGGAGTAGTCGTCGACGCGGGGCGTCAACCTGAGCAAGAAGACCTGTTGGCAGAAAAGGTCGTTCGCTCGGCACCGGCAGTGGATGCATGCCCGTATCAGGAGATCGTAAATCTCTACCACATGGCGCTCCCTGAATTACCAGCTGTTGCCCTTTTGACTGCTGGACGCAAAAAGACCCTGCAAGCTCGGTGGCGCGAAAGTGAGGTTCACCGTGACCTCTCGTTCTGGGCAGACTACTTCGCCTCCGTGAAGGCTTCACGCTTCCTGACCGGCCGTGCCGAGGGCCGCAATGGCGACTCGCCGTTCCGCGCCTCGTTCGACTGGCTGATTGCCCCTCGCAACTTCGTCAAGGTTGTGGAGGGCAATTACAATGCGTGAACCCTACAGCATAGAAGCCGAACACGGCTTGCTGGGCGCGATGATGCAGCGCCCCGAACTGATCGACACCCTGAGCGATGACCTGACGGCCGAGTCGTTCTACTTCCCTGAGAACGCGGACGTTTATCGCGCAATCATGGCGCTTCGCTCCACGGGCCAGGCTGTGGACTTCCTGACGGTGGGCAACCACATCGGGGAACTGGGCTCAACCGGCACCCCGGCGTTTGCCTACTGCGCCGAGATCGTGCGTAACACGCCGAGTGTTGCCAACTCCGGCACCTATGCGCAGATCGTGCGTGAGCGTGCCATCGACCGAGCGTTGTACGAACTCGGCAGCCAGGCCATGGATATATCCCAGGGAGATCAGGACACACAGTCGAAAATATCCGCCATTCAAGCCGCTGCGCTCGCAATTGACAGCGGCAGCAACGCGGATGAGGTCGTGAAGGCCTCTGACGTGCTGATAGAGCAGGTTGAGGTATGGCAGGAAAGGCATGACCGCCATGCGACCGGCGAAACGCTCATGGGGCTTTCTACGGGCCTTAAAGAGCTTGACGAAAAACTGGGCGGTTTGCTGCCTGAGCAATTGATCATCGTTGCCGGTCGTCCTGCCATGGGAAAGACAACCCTGGCTATGGGGTTCGCTGCCCACAATGCGATACACGCCAAGAAATCGTGCCTTGTCGTCAGCCTGGAAATGAGCAAGGGCCAGTTGCTTGACCGTGTCATTGCATCCGAGGGTCGCATACCGCTCGCGCTACTCAAGAACGGCACGGCCTGCCAGACCCACGGGCCTGAGCAAATGGCCGCTGCCAGCTCAGTGCGCAATGCCAACCTCTTTTTCGCTGACCGATCGGGCGCAACCGTTGGGCGCATCCGTTCCCTGGCTCGCCGCCACAAAATGCGCTACGGCCTGGATCTGCTCGTCGTCGATTACCTGCAACTCATGGACGGCGAAGGGGGTAACCGTACCGAGCAAATCAGCAGCATCAGCCGTGGTTGCAAGCTGCTTGCCCGCGAGCTGCAAATCCCTGTCGTGTTGCTCAGCCAGCTTTCACGCAAGTGTGAAGAACGCCCAAATAAGCGGCCGATCCCCTCCGATCTTCGGGAATCTGGCGCGATTGAGCAGGACGCGGACGTAATCCTTTTCGTTTACCGCGACGAGGTTTACAACGAAAACTCCGACGCCAAAGGCATCGCGGAAATCATCGTCGGCAAGGGCCGTGACGTTGAGACCGGCACCGTCCGATCCGCCTTCCTGGGCCAGTACAACCGGTTCGAAAACCTCGCCGCCGGTTGGAAGCCAGAACCCACCGAAGCTGCACCCGCCAAGGTAACCCCACTGTCCAGCCGATACGGCAACAAGGAGCGTTTTTGATGAGCGACTACAGCGAATTGGAGCGTCGCGCACAGGCGGCCATTGACGCCATCGGCACACTGTCTCGCGCCCGGCAGGAAAGGGAGTTCAACGACGTGTGCACCCCGCAGGTGGTCCTGGCCCAGCTCGCCGAGAACAAGCGGCTTGAGCGACTTGCGCTTAATTCAGTCAACGCAGAATACGCGGTCAGCACGGATCTTGAATCCATTTGCGTCGAGCGCGACAAGCTCCGCGCCGAAGTCGCCGGCCTCAAGACCGGCTACGAAGCCTACGAGCGGGTGAATGCTGAGTTGAAGGCTGAGTGCGAGGCGTTGCGTAAGGATGCGGATCGGTTTCGCCGTATGCGCGCAATGACCTTGGCGCAGATTGAGGACACTCAGGATGAATTCGACGCCGAGTTTGACCGCCAGCTCGACGCCGCCCTGGGCAAGGGAGACCGGCCATGATCAAGTCTCCGCTGTTTTACGTCTACGTCGGCTGGAGTTGTGGCCTTGGATTCATGGCTGCCCAGGAGTTCTGGTTGTTCGTGACTGGTATGGCAGGGCTCTGTCATGGCTGACAAGATCCGTATCAGCTCCCTGGCCGAGCTGTCGACCCTGCAAGCAGCCATCCGCAAGAAGGGCTTCCCTTGCAACGTGACCATCACAGGCGCAAACCGGAGCCTTCCGCAGAACGCCTTGTTCCACAAGTGGTGTGAGTGCGCGGCCCAGTTCTTCGTGTCCATGGGCAAGACCACGTTCGCAACCGGTGCGCCGATGAATATGGAGAACATGAAGCGCAATCTGAAACTGACCTTCCTGGGCGAAGAGGTGATCCGCGACATCAACCTCAAGACCGGCGAAGTCACCGAGCGCTACGAACTCAAGCACACCAGCGATCTGGACAAGGGCGCCATGCACTCGTTCATGACCTGCATTGACGCATGGGCGGCTGAACACGGGATCTACCTGCCGCATCCCGAGGACAGCGAGTACATGAAGATGCGTTGCAACATGGGGGAGGCAGCGTGATAGCTAAACAACCCCGCCCGAAGACCTGCAAGAACCCAGCATGCGGCGAGAAGTTCGTCGCTCAACGCCTGGGCCAAGCCGTATGCAGCCCAAAGTGTGGCCTCGCCATCAAGGACGTAAACCAAGACAAAGCCCGCAAAGCCATTGCCGAGGTAGGCCGCAAGGAGCTGAGAGCGGCCAAGGAGCGCATTAAGCCTAAGGGCCAGTACATGCGTGAGGCTCAGGCTGCGTTCAACGCCTGGATACGCGCCAGAGACGCCGCTCAGCCATGCATCAGCTGTGGTCGTCACCATGATGGCAAGTATGACGCTGGCCACTATCGCACCGTAGGCAGCAATCCCGCCCTGCGCTTCGAGCCGCTCAACTGCCACAAGCAGTGCGTCCCGTGTAACCAGCACAAGTCCGGCGACATCGTGAACTACCGCATCAGCCTGGTAGTGCGCATAGGGCAGGACAAGGTGGAATGGCTGGAAGGGCCACACGAACCGCAGCGCTACACCATCGACGACCTGAAAGAGATCAAAGCGAGGTACAAAGCCATGTTGAAGGGGATGGTGGTGAGTGCGACAACCGACTCTGCCTCGCGCGCGCACGCGTTTGGAGGCTAACCATGCTCGCCCATGCGGAGGTGCGCGTTGACTGGTTCCAGGTCATCAACGGGATTCTGCGTGCTGGGTATTCGATCCAGTCGGCGGCGGAGGTGATCAAGGTGCCGCGTTCAACGTTGATCGGATGGAAGCAGGGTGCAGAGCCTCGGTATACGGAGGGTGAGCGCCTTGTGTCGTTCTGGGTCCAGGCTACGGGCCGGGACCGTAAATCATTGCCCATGGTCGCGGTAGGGGACTGGTGGGCTTATCACTCGAAAGCATGAGGGAATGGCATGAGCGTTCAATTCATTTGTCGGCGGTGCTACAACGCTTACAGGGCTGGCCATATGTACGGGCAGATGTGTAACAAATGCGTTGCTGCAGTTTCCGCTGCTGCCAAGGAGGAGGCGGCCAAGACCGCGCTTGCCGATGACCTAGTGCGCGGAGTAATGGCGCAACGCCAGTCAAATAGTCGGGATTCCGACACCTGACAAGAACGACTCTTAGCGTCATCGCAGCCCAGCCACCTCGCGCTGGGCTTTTTTTTGACTCTGGAGGCCAACCATGACGGCACCAGACAGGAGTAGCAGCATGGCCAACCCAGCACCCGAAAGCATCGTAGAGGTCGTTGGCGCGTCAGTC